AACCTTAGACTTGAAATGCTCTACAAAGAATGCAAAAAGGAACAATCTAAGATCAAGATACTAGAACTCCAAGCCAAACTCAACTCTTTACTCAAGGATACTGACGTTCATCAGGTAAATATACTCAACAATCTAGAGGATCTCAAGACTAGACTAGCTCCAAGAACACAGGAGAACAGAGTCACCGAGTAAGTATAAGTAAGTAGCGGTAAGTTTCACTGGACAGGTGTTGAAAATAGGTGATGTTGTAAGTTGTTGGTATTAAAGGGTTGAGTCAACACCCTGCACCCCTGGGATACAACAATGTATATGAGGGGTAAGGCACCCCCAACCACCCCTTAGTGTAGGTATAAACCCGCACACTAAATTTTTCATATTTTTGACGTTAGGTAAACTAGTTAACATGAAAGTAAGAAATGAAGGATGACTTCCAATGGAAAGTAAGAAATGAAAGATGACTTTCAATGGAAAGTAAGAAATGAAAGATGACTTTCAATGGAAAGTAAGAACTAATTATGAAGGATGACTTTCAATTTAGAATAAGGTTATTTAAAAAGTATCTAGACAGGTTCACACCTGAAGAACTTAAGAAAAGATTAAACCTACAAGACTGGGAATATGATTACGCAAGAAGAAAGAGTGGCATTTGCAGCGAAGACAATAAATGACCTTGAAAACTTCATTAGGGTTTATTTTAAAGACTTAGCTAAAGACGAAATACCTGATTTTCATAGAGAAATCTACTCCCTACTAACTACAGAGAATAGATTAGCTCTAGCAGCACCTAGAGGATTCGCCAAGTCTATGATTTGTAGCGTATTTTATCCTACTTGGCTAGCTACATACGGACACAAGAAGGATATTTGTATTATTTCTGCCTCAGAAGGCTTAGCTATTGAATTATTAAGAAAGATTAGAACCACATTAGAGTCAAACGAAGCTTATCTCAGGATATTTGGAGATGTGAGAAGCTCAAAGTGGACAGAGAACCATATCGTACTAGCAAATGGAGTGAATATCCGTGCTAAGGGTGCTGGTGGACAGATTAGAGGGTTTAGACCTGATGTCCTAATCCTAGATGATATAGAGACTGACGAATCGGTAGTATCCGAAGACCAACGCAAGAAGCTTAGGGACTGGCTATTTAAAGCCTGCCTAAACACTCTCTTGCCAAATGGTCAGTTCGTCATCATTGGGACTATATTACATGTTTTATCTGTCTTAAGTGATATTCTAGACACCCCTAATGGGTGGATAAAGAAAAGATACACAGCCTACATAGATGGTGTAGAGGATGAAGGTCATGAGTTGTGGGCTAATGCAAGACCACATAAGTGGCTACAAGAAAGAAAAGCTGAAATTGGCTCATTTGCTTTCGCTAGTGAGTTTATGAACGACCCTAAGACAGACGCTTCAGCACCTATCAAGCCAGAGTACATTAGATACTGGGAAGAACTCCCTAAGCAATACTCAGCAGTTATTACTGTAGACCCTGCCTATTCTGAAGATGATAAAGCTGATTTTAAAGTAGCTAGTTTAATACTAATAGACCAGAACCTTAATAGATACCTTGTTGAATACATACGCACACACGCACCTATTGGAGAATTTATAGATTCTATTTTAAATATGTATCAAAGAAACAAGGGAACGATCACAGGCGTAGGAATACCTAACTCAGGAACAGAGAAGATGTTCTTTGAGTCTGTATTAAAAAGAGCAGAAGAGAGAAAAATCTATGCACCTTTTATAGAACTAAAGAATTCTTTCATATCTACATCTGGAAGAAACATTACAAACAAGAAAGCTAGGATTGTTGCTAGCCTACAGCCATTGTTTGAGAGTGGTAAATATTATATACATGCTAATCATTATGAAGTAAAAGATGAACTATTAACAATCGGTTCAAGTAGAAATGATGATGTTGTAGATACACTATGTTATGCAGAACAGATTCTTCAGCCAAGATATGAAGAACCTAAAGAATTTAATTTTGACGATAGAGGGTTTCTAATTGATGATGAACCAAATAGAGAAAACTATGGAATGTAAGGAGAATAATGAGATATAATTGGTCAGACACAAATAAACCTAGATTAAATAAAGAGAACAAGAAGTCTGACTCTGATTTAGTTAGTAAAATATCTAGGTGGTTAGACGATACAGAGAATTGGGTATCTGAGTGGGATGATAACCAAGAGAAGTGGCATAGACTTCGTATGCGTATCAAGAAGAAGAAGTCCTTTCCTTTTGCTGGATGTGCAAACATTCGCATGCCTACAATAGAAACAAAGATAAGAAAACTTAAAGCAGCTTTGATGAATGTTCTAACTGGTATTAGACCTATCGTACAAGTTGTGCCAACTCCTACAGGTTCGTGGGAAGGTGCACTTAAGATTGAGAAGTTCTTAGACCATCTTCTTATGAATGTTATGAAGATTAAGAACAAACTTATTATTACTATTGACCAAGCATTAGAAAAAGGTTTCTATGTTGTGAAACCATATTGGAAGATAGAAGTTATCCAAAGAATTGAAGAGTTAAAGCTAGAGGACTTATCTGTTGAAGAAGCACAATGGTTATTTAACCCAATGAGAACACCAGAAGAGATTGGAAGTCAGATAGCAAAAAAGTTTGATGTTGATACTTCTCAGAGAGTTGTCGAAGAGAATAGGAAAGCAATAGATGCTGCTGTAGTAAAGATATTAGCAGGAGAGAAAGAAGTTAAGATTACAGTACAAGATGTCTTATGTGATTATCCAGACATCGCCCTATGTCCTAGGATTTATGTTCCTACGACTACAGGTTTTGATCCACAGTCAGCACAATATATTATTCAAGAATTTTACATTCCTCTACAGACTCTAAAAAATAATGTCGAGTATAAAGGATGGAAAGATATTTCTGCAAAAGAGATAGAGGAAAAAGGAAGAATAGATTTAGAAGACTCTAGCAACTCATTAGAAGTGACAAAAGATGAGAGAGAAGGAATCACTCGACTACAGAGCGAAGGTAACCTAGTAAAGATTCATGAATGTTATTGTTGGTATGATATTAACAATGACGGAGTAGACGAGAAGTGTATTGTTACTATTGCTCCAGACTTTGGAAAGATGTTACGAAAGATTTCACTTCCATATTACTCAGGAAAATTTCCATTCGTTAAATTCTTTTATGAACTGCTAGATGATAGATGGTATTCACATAGAGGTATTCCAGAGATCATTGAAGATATTGCTAAAGAAATTGATATGCAACATATGATGAAGTTAGACTATTCCACAATGGCTAACTCTCCGATGTTCTTATATCGCTCTGGAATGATTAATAAAAACACAACTAACTTTACTTTTGGATTAGGAATCCCTGTCCATGGTATGAGTCCTCTCAATGATACATTCGCACCACTCAATCAACAAAATCCAAATGTAGAATTCTCTTACGAAAGAGAAGAGATGCTTCTTAATGCAAAGGTTGAAGAGCTTATTGGTCAGGTTGACTTTACTCTACAATCTATGATTAACAAGCGTCAACCAAGAACACTTGGAGAAGTAGAGTTACAGAACCAAAACATGCAACAAGTCTTTTCTTTAGATGCTGATATATTCAGAGGACAGTTTGAAGAACTTGTTAATTGGGTTTATGAACTATGGTGTCAGTATGGTAGCGACAAATACGAGTTCTTATACTTTGGAGATAAGAGTCAAGGCGAGAATATTAAATTAACTAAAGAAGAGTTACAAGGTAAATATAAAATTACTATTCGTGGAAACGATCAGAACACAAATCCACAAGTAAGGCTACAAAAAGCACAACAGGTTCTTATGGCTACACAATCTCCTGTATATGCACAGATGGGTGTTATGACACCACCTAATGTTTATAATGGATTAAAGAGATTCTATCAAGAGTTAGACATACCTAATTGGGAAGAACTGATTACACAGCCTCAGCCACCACCTCCACCAAAACCTAATGTTAAAGTGGATATGGATAATCTGACTGATGCTGAACAAGCACAGATTCTAGCTCAACAAGGAATCCAGCCAGACATGCAAGGTAGGTCTTTAAAATCTCAAGCTAAGATACAAGAGAAACAATCTAAACAAAAGCTAGAGAACATAGAAGCATTAAGTAAGGTATCAGATATGATTGGTAAATCTGAAGGTGAAGATAACAGAGGTATAGCAGAGAAAAGAGGAAGAAGATGAAA